CAGAGTCATACCACTCGTAAACCTCTTTCGGATAAGCCACCATCGTGACCCGTGCATTTTTACCGGCCCCATCCTTCTCACAGGTGCCATTGACCGCCGACCATTCCAACACTGAAACCATGTTGGCACCGAATGACCGCTTAATGTGGCGATGGTAGCCAGGGGAACCAATGAGCCGCCGCACAAACATATCAATATTTTGCGGGTGCTGGGTGATCATGTAGAAGTCAAAACCCCGGCGGCGATGTTCTGACAGGCCGCGCACGTATTCGGGCAGTTTTTCAGAGGCACCGCGCACCGGAAATTCGTTCTGGCATTCATCACAAACAAGGATTGCGCCATCCGGCAATTCTTGCCACTTTTTCGGGTCAAACTGGAGCCAGCCGAATTCCGTAGCCTTTTCCGGCTTCATGGCAAAGCCGTTGTAGTAAACGGTTCGGCCTTCTACAACCTGCTTTTCTCGAACGATTTTCAGGGTGTTGAGGGTCTTTCCGGCACCATTCGCGCCGGTAGTCAAGTAGATCATTTAGTCACCCATTTTTTAACGGTATCGCCAGTCAAACCAGTGACCAGCAGGCGGGCCAGCATGGCCGAAAAGATGATGCTTATGGAGGTGCCGACCTTGAGCACTGAGAGCATGCCGACAATCTCAGGGCCAAGGCCGAGAGCAGCAGTTACAGCGGATGATTTGAGCCAGTTCAGCGTGCCGGAAAAGCCGGTGTAGGTGATTACAGCAGCACCCAATGAAACAAGCACACGGCCAACAAGTGAACCAACGATCTGGAGAAGGCCCGATAACAGGGCACCAACGAGCCAAGGCATTTTTAACCCCTTACAACAATGCGACCTGCAAGCAGGAAGGACACCAAAAGCAGCACATTGCCCAAAAGCGCAAGATGTGGACAGACGCTGGAGAGCGGCAGAGAGAAGGTTTTACCGGCAACGGTTACGGTCTTGTCAGCGATGCAGGAACCACCGCCGCCGATAGCATCTGATGTATCGAAATTTGATTGGCCAATGGAAACTGAGTCATTGCCTGGCAGTCCTGAAATCTGACTACCCGTCAGAAGTTTGGCGGCTTTGTAGTCGGCATCACTGTCATCGGCTGGCGGGTTTAAAGCGCAATTCGTGGAAAAGGTGGCGGCAGCAATGGCGCACATGACAGCATCACCATCACAAACGGGCGCCGATCCGCACTGACCGCCAAATGATCCCGGCTTAGATTTGCACTGTTGATCAGCTGGATTTTTTTGGCAAAAATCATCCTTAGGTGTGACGGCGGTTTCTTTTTCTGTCGTTGGTGTTGACCCATCACCCGGATTTTTAGTGGTCGTTTTTTCTGTCGTGCAATTTGCCCCATCACATTTTGTAGTTGTTGAGCTTGATGTAGTCGAAGAGGCAGCACCAGAAGGCCCCGAAGCCGTATTTGTTGCGGTGGACTTTGTTGTGGACTCAATCGTATTTTTGTTCGGATCGTAGGGAATGCAGATTTGCACGCCGTTTACCTGCCCCACTGAACCACCTTTACAAGTGGAAGGCGTGGCAACAGTCGCTTCGGAAGCCGCTGGCGTAGGTGCGCCGGCAGTGGGCTCTGTAAAGGTACACGGACTGGCAGTAATGGTTGCATCACCTTGACCAACTCCCATACCCGTTGTTTTATCCGTGAAGTTGATCACCATGCTTGAAACCGTGAGTAAACATCCAACAGCACCACAAACAGTTTGACCTGGCATTAAACGCCCCGGTGCTGAAACATATGTTGTCTGACCTGCAAGCGGTTCACAAATAGCCGCACCATTACTAATGCAGGCCGTATGTGTTGAGTTATCTACATACCCTGAATTACAAGTGCAGGGAGTGGGGGACATGCTCGAATTCGCCGGGCAATTCGAATTCGAAAAAGGTGACAAAGCCGCAGAACATGAACCCGCTGAAGAGTTATTAGAGTTCATCGCCAGTTGTATCGTGCAAGTAGTACCAGACACAGACGATGAAACAAAATGCACAGAGGTGCTTGAATAAGCAGCACCACCAGCCGCACAGGCTGCTGACAATGAAGCCCCAGTAACTGAGGTTTGAGGCTGGTAGCACAAAACCCCCACCTTGTAGCCTGTTGTAGTGGTAAGAGGTACAACAGCGAACGAAGAAGCCGAAAAAATAAGCGCAAAAGCAAAAATAATCAGGCGGTGAATATGAGCCATGCCGCCCCCAATACCGCAACGATGAGCCAGAGCCCCATGCCTTCTGTCGTCATTTTGAACCTTTACAAATGCCCCGATATGGAGTCTTTGAAAAGGCCCCGGAGCAGACCCCGGAGCTTTAAAACAAGCCTTTACATGAGGCTTGAAAAAGTGATGCAGCTACAGCAGTTGCCACAGTTCGCCCTGTTGACCCGGTAGGCCCGGTAGAGCCCGGCCCTGATGAGCCGGACGGGTCAACATTGGGCGAATTAGGAAAGAGCAGCGCGAACCCACTTGAAGGCCTTGAGCGCAACGGCAATGCCGAGAACTGCAACGCCGATCAAGCCGATGGGGGCAGCCTGGGCGCCAATCTCGGTCACGATGCCTGTAACGTCAATGCCGGCAGCGGACGCAGTACCAGTAACAACCAGACCAGCAGCAACAGCGGAAAAACGGGCGAAAGTTTTGTTCATGAGAACTCCAAAAAGTTAAAAAAATTGATGCTTTTGCATCCCTATGCACCGACCCGCGAGGCATAAAAGGCAAACATTCAGGCGCGAAATTTAGAGCCCTCATCGTTCAGAGATTCATCGCCTTCAATGTTGGATCTGGCTTTTTCAATGAGCAGACCAACAAAGCAGGATTTATCAGAGAGATCATCAAAACGGTCATGGTCAAAATCTGGTTCGTCTCCGGTTCCCATGGCTACAAGGGCAGCAGATAGCCGAGTTTTCTGGTTGCTTGCCCAATCCAAAATCTTGCGAGATTGCTCGGTGGTGTAGTCAATAGGCGGGTTTTCGAGGTAATCCCGATACTTGTTGACGGTGGCTGAAAAGTGATCCACCGCAGGCGCTGGGGAGAAGCTGGAGTCAGCAGCTACAGGCGCATTCAGAACATCACGGCCCGAACTGGATGACCCGAAGCCACCAGAACCGACAATCAGATTTCCAATGGCTGCGAACATTGTTAGAAGTCCTTTTTGTCATCAACAGTGATGAAGTCCACACCCTCGACAGCTTCGCCACGGTCATAGCTATCAGAAAAAGCCGCACGTCTAGCCTCGCGATATTCGTAATCAGCATCATCAATAGCTTGCTGCTTGGAAGAATAAAAAAAACGCTCTCCGGTTTCCTCATCAATCAAATATTCACCAAAACCGAGAAGCTCACGCAGCTGTCGAAATGCAGGAATCAAAACCCAAATACTCAACACAGAACCACCGACCAAACCAACAGACTCCATGTTTTCCATAATCAAGGTTTCAACGGCAGAAACATCGACCCCAGCAGCACGGGCAGACGTTGCCAAAAGAAACAAAGCAGCGGCAATAGTTATTGAAAACATCAAAATTCCTCGGGTTGTTGTTGATCTGATTTCATGGCTTTAACTGCCATGCGGATTCCGAAACCTAAAGCCCAAATGAGCAGGACAGCGGAAGAAATTGACCCAGCTTCAGCCAATGAAAGCTTGAAGGGAGAAACGGTGTGCTGAGTAAATTCGGCAGGCGTCAAGAGCATGTATTGACTGGCCGCACAGCTAGCCACCTCACCGCCAACAGTTAAGCCGGAGTAGGTGCCCCGAGTCGTTCCAGTGCCAGTAAAGGCATAAATGGTGGTGGGGGTGGCGCAACGCATGATCAGCCTTAAATCAAGGGGTAATCGTTCGAGGTGCCGAGGCGGTCGAGGTCGATCAACATGGGGCCATCTTCAAAATCACAGTTGTCATGAATGAGTTGAATGGCCGTTTCCTCATCCGGAAAAACACCGCCGCCAGCCTGCTGGAGATTGGCAACCCAGATCGGTTCACCGCCGTCAGGATCAGCGCACAGGAATTTGCCTGTTTCGCGTAGTTGAATGAGGAAACGGGCCATATCAAACCGCCTTTGCTTGTGGTGCTGGCTTGATTTCCAACAACGTCAATTTGGAGTCGTTACCGGCACCCGCCACGATGTCAAACACGCAATCACAGAGCAGACCAGCGACAGGCCACGATTTTTCAAGGTGCGCCCATTTTTGGAACTCGGAGGCATCACCGCACTTGAACGGACGAGACACGGAGCCGATGGAACGACCAGCCGTATTACCGGCCACATCAACAATGAGGTGATAGGTCGTCGAGCTGAAGTCTTTACCTTCAAAATTGCCCTTCGATTCCTTGATGCCGACCAAGATTGCCTTTGAATTCATTTGCATGGTTTTTTCCTTTTTTGCCCTGATTGCGGTTATGCGAAAGCCGGGCAGCTTTCAACCGAAGAAACACGCGAAAACGCAGACGACATGCAGCGTTTAATCTCAGCCAGTGAGAATTTTTTAAGACGACCTGGGAGCTTTTGAGCTTCCAAAATTGACCACAATTCCGACTCACTCAGATACTGGTATGCAATGGCCATTGAGGCGGCGGCGGTGTTATGGAGCCAGCGAACATTGCGGGCACATTCAGCCTCTACCGTTTCAAGCTGGAGGCGTGGAATGCACTTCACTGGCTCAGGCGTGGCGATGGCGTCAGCCTTGAGAAGCATGGAGGCGTGCCAGTCGCTGGCTCCTGCGAAGAAGTCAGCCGGACGGCGCAACATATCGGGCGAGAGAATGCGGTGTTTATTGCCGTAGCGCAGTTCAATGCGCAGCCAATCAGAATTGAGTTTTTCGCCGAAAAGCTGATCACCTTTTTCATAGGCGTTTGTGACTTTTCCAGCTTCGCGGGAGCCTAAATAAATGCTTCGGTCATGGTTGTTTTCCCAGTCGCCAACCATGGAGAATTTCAGCTTGCGGCCACCCACATTGCACAGGCCGTCACGGTAATCCTGACGGATTGATTCAATGCCACCGGGCAGGCCGTCAAAGTAATCAAGGGCCAAATCGCAACGGGTCAAAGTACCCTCGTAATCGTCCACAATGTCAGCGATCTTGTCGCGCCAGCCGGTATCCGCAAAGGTGCAGGCCATACCGTAGAGGTTGACGTGTAGCGTGAGGGCTTGGGAATCCTGCCGTGGACTGCTGCTGGAGGCGAGAAAGCCGACCCAGCCGCATTCATTCCCATTGAGTTCAATTGACCAGCGGCAACGATAAAAATCCATGCCTTTTTTCGGTTCTTCAAAAACCGAGAAGCTTTTACCGAGAGCCTTTGCGACTGATTTAGCCAGCTCGAAGGACTCAGCAGCAGCCGCGAAATCATCAGCGGCAAAATCGTTCAAAGGCATGCGGTTTTCGGCTGAAATGGCTGCAAATTGCTTGTCTTTTTCGAGATATTCAGCCAGCGTGAAACTTTCGGCCAGTGGCTGCACTGGCGGGAAAAGCAAAGCCGCCGAAGGTGTTGGAGCATTGCGGCGCAGGACGGTAAACCGCACCCAGTCAACATGCACAGGGGTTTTTGTGGCCTGACGTTCAGCCATCAAACGAAGTTTGATTTGCTCACCATCCACCACCAAGGCAGACCAGTAAGCCCGATCATGTGTGCCCTTTTCCTTAGCCATGAGCCACCCCCGAAAAAACAGCCGGTATTGCCTCACCATGCCGCTGGGTTAGCTTCTGA